CCAGTAAATTTCTACTGGCTTTTTCTTTTCCTAAAATTCACTTCAAAAATCAATAACTTACACACAATCAGTATAATCCACCACTAAAATTTCAAGCCTCAAATATTGCCAACTTTTAGTTATTTTTATATATTTTTAGTCATTGATTACGCCAAAATTACGCAAAATTTTGTGCGATTACGCCAATTTAAAAGTGTGAGGTGAGATATGGCTACAATGCGAAAACGTGGCGATAAATGGCGAGTAGAGATTTATAAAAACGGAATTAGAAAATCCAAAACCTGTAAAACAAAGGCAGAAGCCACTCAATGGGCTTTAGAAGAAGAAAAGAAATTAGAGCTACAAGAACAAGGATTACAGCCAGAAACCGTCTTGGCTGACGTTGTAGAGCGTTATTTGAAAGAAATTACGCCAACTAAGCGAGGAATACGCCACGAAACTTTAAGATTGAATAAATTTGCTAGACATCCGATTTGTAATAAGTTTATCGGTGATGTGACAAGAAAAGATTTTGAGTTATGGATAGCAGAAAGAGAAAAAGAAGTTAGCGGTGAGAGTATTAGACGGGAATTATCCACCATCAGAAATATCTTTAATGTTGCGGTCGAACGTTGGAATTATATCGAAAAAAATCCAATGATAGGCTTAGTCTTGCCAAAAGGAAGTAAGCCAAGAACGCAAAGATACTCCGATGAAGAGATAGAAAGAATACTCTACGTTAGCGGTTATAACGATACACTTAAAACAATCAGAGCAAGAAGTGGTGCCGCTATGTTGTTTGCGATTGAGACAGCAATGCGAGCTGGTGAGATTTGTGGCTTAACCTGGGATAATGTTAATCTAGAGAAAAGAACCGCTTATCTACCAATGACGAAAAATGGCACTTCTCGGACTGTTCCGTTAACAAGAAACGCAGTGGCTATTCTTGAGAGATTAAAGAAAGAGATTGGAAATACTGGATTGTGTTTTCAGTTAGATACTAGATCGCTTGATGCCGCTTTTAGAAAGATTAAGAAAATGGCAATGTGTGAGCATTTACGTTTTCACGATACGAGACGAGAGGCTTTAACGAGACTAGCAAAGAAAGTTGATGTGATGACTTTAGCGAAAATATCGGGGCATAAAGACATAAGGATTTTACAAAATGTCTATTACGCCCCGAATATGGAAGAAGTTGCCGAACTTCTGGATTAAGGCAATACCTCTGGGAATGGCTCGTCCGTTATCCAACTAATAACAGGCATACGCATATAATCAAGGTCTGCTGTTGGCACTTTGTCCCTGAACCTTAATTCAATATAAGCTCTATCACCTATACTAGCAACATACACTACTGCAACCTCATCACCGTCATCGCTATAAAATGGAAGCATAATAGGTGTGCGTGTACGGAAGCCGACTGGTATTCTTGGAGGGGGTAAAATATCCATTCGCTTGGCGTGATTTTTCCTCGTGAATTTAGGATTACTGCTCCCGTAAAAAGAAATAGTGTCCCAACGCCCCGCATAGAAAGAACACTCAACTCTGTTATTCACTCGTCTTAGATAAATAGCACCCTCTTTAATATTCACAGAAGAGTTACCCATTCGTCTAGAGCCAGTGTCCCCAGATATAACAATCCATTTGTTGTTTTGTTTTTGCCATTGATATGCACCAACCCCTGCTCCGTCAATAGATACATAGATAGTGCCGTTTGGCTCACTACCTGTAATCTTTCCGTTTGTTGTTTCAGGCTTATCAGGTCGTCCATTCCCAGTAATTATTGTTGAATCACTAGATTGGCTACCGCCACCATCTGTCTGAATTTTCTTTTCGATCCGCTTAATTTCACTGCCGACAAATTCAGCGAATTCAGTCACGCCAGTTTGAAATGTCATTATTTATTATAACCTCTAGTGTAAGCTTCTTTTAAATTCACACCGTCTAGAGCGGTGAATTTTTGATTGAGTGTAGTTAATGCTTCATTGGTTTGTGAGATTTTTTGAATTAATTTATTCAGTCCATCTTCGCCTGTTTGAATGTTTTTCAACATATCGCCAAGCTCTTTGATGGTGTCAATACTTGCGTCAACTTGTCCGCCTAAAAGCTCATTTTTGACTTCCGCTTTTGCTTGATTTAAAAGCTCAATGATCTTCTTCGCTGATAAAGTCGAACTGTCGCCTGTGGAAGTATCATCAATACCTGACGCACTGCTTAATAGGCTCTTGATTCGCTGATCCATCTCATTGATTGCGCCAACAAGAGTAGCTTTCTGAGATGTTGTCAGAGTTTGCATATCCCCAATAAGCTTTACAATCTCTTTATCTTTCATGCCGACAAATTCAGCAAATTCTGTGAGTGTTTGGTGAAATTCTTGTGCTGCCATCTTATAAAGCTCCTATATTATAAAAAGTTTTTAATTCTTCGAGGGTTGGGATTTTTTGGTCGCATTGTCCATCATCAAGTTTAACAATCTCAACCTTTTCAATTACCACCTCAATTTCTTGAGGCGGTTCAATAATTGCTACTAATTCATCTCTACACATCTTCGTCATTCGGTTGCGGTGTGACATCGCCCTCTAGTTTAAAAAGTGCGTTCTTAATCACCGTTTTAACCGCTCCCGTATTTGATATTGTTTGCAAGTCATAGCTTGCCTCTGACCAGATAGCGTATTTGGTCAAGTCGTGGTGAAACTTAAGCAAAATCACGCCATTTTCTGCATCTAAAATCTTAATAGTTTCATCTGTGCTAGATAGAGAAATAACAGTGCGACTTCGAACTTTCGCCCATAAATCTAACCGCTTGACGTTGGTTAGGTCGTATGGTTTTAGCTCATCATTCTGTTGCTTCTCATAAATCCGCACTCTTCGCTCTTCATCATCGCCACGATAAAGGTTAATCGTTGTTTTATCCATTTTTACGCACCACCGCAGAAAGTTGGTTTGGGCTAAATCGCCAGCCTTCTTCGCTGTTATAAATTGCGTTAAAGCACCATTCCGAACAAAAATATTTGCTTCGTTTTTGTTTAATCCCAAGCACAATACCTAACGCGCCCCACCAGTCATATTTAGCGCCGGACGTGCGGTTGTAATAAGATTTAATCTGTGCTTCTGTTACATTATCTAGTAAGACTAAATCCCACTTATCCGTGTCAGATAAATCAATCTGCTTACATCGAACACCACCGTCGCGCACGGACGCTGAATAGCAATCAAAAACCGTAATGTGCTCATAATGGTCGCCTTGAACAAATTCCATGCGCTCAATCGCTATCTCACAGTGTGAGTATTTACCCTTTGTAAAAAAGCGGGTCACTGCATCGGCCAAGGCTTTGAAAGGCTCTTTTAAGAAGCTGCGTTTATGCTTATAAAAAGCGAGATAGATACGGTTAGCCATTGTTATACGCCTCCATCAATGCATCCATTTGCTTAATAATGTCATCGTGAATGGACTGCATTTTTTCGATTGTCAATCCTGGCACTTTAAGCTCATACTTACGCATGCGCTGGTTGGCAAGCTCGACCTGTAATTTCTCAAGTCCAGCGGCTTGCACCAAAATCAAATCTGTTGCAGCTTGGTTATTTAACCCGGCGCGTTTGGCAAAGTCAGTGATATATCTGCTGCATTCGCCTTGATAACCAGCTGCCTTATATGCTTCTGCTGCTGTTTGGCGCTCACGATACTCGGACTCGAAACGCGTCCACGTGCTGTAAATAGAGGCAGCGTGAACATCAATGTTATTGATTAGTCGCGTTTGTGTGTCCTTGGTAAACTCAGCTTGCTTTGTCTTTGATAAAACAAACTGTTTTGTCACATTATCAAATTCATGAAACTCGCTTGGCGCTTTACCGGAATATTTAACTTTCCCGCTTTCTAACCAAACCGCACCACCGCCGGTTATACTGGCAGAAATCCCATCAATTTCTTCATCGCTAACCTCAACCCAATTTTGATGATCTGTTACAAGATAATCAGGTGCGAACGTGTTTGTCTCTAAATTAAATAACATCATACTTACCATCCATACCATCCGATTGTTAAAATATTTAATCCCACTTCACCAGCCGCGTGAATTTCCACAACGTTTCCGTTCTGAATATTAGCCCCTACCACCTTTCGGCCGCCACCCACATCTGTTGCTTGCACCATGCAAGCGCCATTAAATGACTCAGGCAGATAAACTTTCGCATAGCCATTAATGGTTACATTCATGATAATAACTCGCATTACACCATTGTCTGCCACCGGCATATCAAACACTTCTGCGCCATGGTAATGGCTTGGATAATACTGCTGTCTAAATCTATTTTTTCGGTATGTGTTGTTTAATTCATTCCACACATTGTTAATATCGACTTGCTTCGCAAAGTGGTCATGCAGCCAGCCGTATTGGCGGCTCCATAAACTCCCAGCTGATGTAATCGTAAAGACTCCTTGGCGGCTATCTCTATTCCAATCCGAGCCTTCTGGCGTGTTTAAAAATTCGATTTGAGTGCTGTTTTGTCCGGCATCTCTAAACCAAATAGATGAACGAGGCACAGTATCTGACTGATAAAAATCCACAAATCCGCTTGTATTTTGGCCACCAGCTTTATTTCTGATAGCTAATCCATTCGCAAATCCACCAGATTTAACTCCATCAATAAACAACATCCCATTCATCACGTCGCCGTTTTTTGACACTCGTCCATTTGCGTTATTATTTGCATTATCTGCTGCTGCTTTTGCCTCGACACCTTTATCGTAAGCCATTTTTACTGATTTAGGTGTTGCTGATTTTGTTTCGTCATCACTGTTTGTAGATGTTAAGAGTTGAGTAACACCGCTCACCGTTATCGTTGCTACAGCAAGCTCGGATTGAGTAAACCCCCAACGTTGCCAGTCAGAAGATTGAGCCTCATCTGGTTTCTTGTTTGTGTTGGCTCTTTTCGCTTTATAGGTCAGATTTTTATATTGAACTAATGCTCCCTCTGGATAAGATTGCGTTGCTGACCATTCAGATAGTCCACGCTGAAATAGATAACCAAACTTCTCATCTGTTCTCTTAAAGAGAAAGTTAAACCATTCCATTGGAGGAATACCGCCTGTTTGGTCGAACGAAATCCCCCACCCCCTGCCAATATCTGGAAAGTTGCTCACTTCACCTTGTCTGGCACTTGATGCGAAAACGCTTTCATCAGGTTTGTTGTATATCGCCATAAAATCCTCTATTTGATTTCAAAAATAATTTTAGTACCTGCTTGTCTTGGAATTATGTCTAAATTCCGAACAGCAAACGTTGAGAATTGAGTTAGTTTATTTTTAGGAACTTTGATGGAAACGGTCATGTTTAAGTTATCCGTCACTTTGCAACCATCACCGAAAACAAACTGGCAAGCCTCGATAATATTTGGAACTGTGCCGAGTTGGTAGTTCTTGATAACTCTACACTTAATTAAGAACCGATAATCATCATCAGATAATCTAACGGAATCAGCTAACGGGTCTCTCAATCTGTACCATTGCCCACCACCCTCAAATTCTTTACTAAATCCAAGCGCATTTTTTGCGTTTTTAAACCCGAAGAATTGTCTCAAGGTATAGCCATTAACAATTCTCGACTGCCCAACATGCTTGCCTACCAAGTCCAACTGGTAGCCTGTTGCTGTTTCGATGCTTAAAACATCTTGAATTTGATATAAATCAATAAAACTTTGAGCGAATTCACTCTCAATTATCTTGATTGTGGCTAGAGCCTTTGGCTTCCCTTGATACTGCCATATAAGCAAATCTGAATAAGCCATTATTCCACCTCGATTGTGATGTCACTTTCCATTATTCTCGCCAAGTCTCTCGGCTGTAATGTCACGTTCTCGGCTTTTAATTGCTGGCCTTTTCGTGCAATTTTGAGTTCTTTAACCCAGAAGCCGCCAACTTGGTTGATTGGGGAGTACAAGCGAGATAATGAAACAGTCTGACCGATTTTAAATGATTGATTAGCTAAGAGTTTTTTAATCTGTTCCTTGTCAATCTCTGTAAAATCTTCATAACGCACGCATCGCATTGATACTTGAATGTCAACCAATGAGACTTTGTCAAATCTAATCGGTCTAGTTTCACCATCTTTCTTAAGGCTTGTTAGCGTGTTACCCTGCAACCCGACGCCAGCCCCTTTATTTTGGTAAATAACATTAGCGATTTCTTCATCATTGCCACCATAAACGATGACATCAATGGAGTGAGGTTCTACGCCCAACGCATCACGTTGAGCGGTGTTATTTTCAAGTACTCTAACCTGTTTTACATCTGGCAACGCTGCGATTTTCGCAGTGATTGCTTCTGCTGAATTCTGTGCGTTTTTGGTTCGGCTGAATAGAAAACGCTCTCTTAATTGCGTGTCCGTCTCTTCTTCTACACCAACCTCTGCATTTTCAAATGTAACCGCATTTATCAATCCAAGCGTTACCGTTTCAATGGTTAAGGTTGTGTTTTTGGCAAGGTTAAAGCTGCCTAATTGTTCACTTCTAAAATCCGCTCGGCCTGAACCATTGCTGTCTAATTGAATATCCGAAGTTAGAATCCAGCGGACTTTGTTTTGGTCAGATACCACAATTCCAGCGTAAAGCTGCGTGTTAGGCTCTCCGGTTAGGATTACGGAGCGTAAATAGCTATAACTAGCACCTCTTCGCATTAATCCAGCATAAGCCACTCGCTGTTCTAACCATGCTCCAGTTGCTACATCTGGGTCTAATTGTCGGTAAACATTCTCGGCAAGCTCCTCAATATCCATCTTAATTTGAGCTAAAATCCCCACCATTTGACCGTCTGGCGTGTTTGGTGACAGGTCAATATTCTGACCATAGACTTGTCTAAATCCATCTTCAAAACGCTTTACAATGTCGTTCAAGCGTTCAATTTGGATGCCTGTTTCTGTTAGTGTTGCCATAATGCCCCTTATGAACGATAACTAGCGGAGTTTTCCGCTCCGTAGATGTCTTGATAGGTGATGTCTATTGTCAATTTTCGTGTACTTGGATCTAAATTTGATTCATAATTGGTAATCTTAGAAACGCCATCAGTTTGTAGAACGTGCTTTTTGATTCTGATTTCCCAGTCACTTAAATCTACATTTCGCCCCATTTGTTCTAACCATGGCAGCCCGTGTTCCAAGTCAAGAAACCAGTCATTCGTAAATGACCAGAGTCTAGTCTGGACATTTTGAGCGATAGCCTCTGATTCGCTGGAGTAATTTGCGAAACCTTGGCCGAATGTCCAGTCATGGTTTTTATCCAATCGTCTAACTTTTACCGTCATTCTGGAACTCCTGTTTTACCGCCACTATCGCCAGTGTGTTTGTGTGATTTACCTGAAATTCCGCCAGCTTTAACATCTGTATCACTGGAAATTACACCGCTTGAGCTATGAGAGCCTTTTTGTGTTGTATCACCTGTGTGGTTTACGTTGCCTTTATGCTCAATGTTGCCTTGAATTAAGATTTTACCGTCTGTAACCCTGATAAATGTTCCACCGTCAAGCGTTTGCATTGAAAGCCCGTCATTAAAAAAACTCTTAATGGTCTTAGGCACAGAGCAAACGCCGGGTATAAACATCGCATCGGATAAGTCGTGCAGCCTAAAATCTAACGGAGTAGATGCGTTGCCATTTTGCCACCAGCCATCTATGCAGCGCTCAGAGAATATTGCGATTCCCTCATCGCCAGCTTTCAGCGGAAAGGTAACAGCAAATCCACCACCTCTAGGAAAGCTAACTGGAACATCTACCAGTGGAGGAATATCTGCACCGTTTCCGTCTGCCAGTTGCATTTTTACTTGTACTGCAAGCGTTACTGTTTGCTTGCTTGAATCAAAGCTAACTACTTTACAAGGTAAGGCGGTGTGTAGATTTAACTGGTTTTGTTGGATTTGTTGGTCTGTTGCTGTTTCTGGCGTGGCTAGTGATTGTTGATAGTTCATTTTTTCTTATCCTTGCCTTTCGTGTCGGATTTTGAGTCTTTATTCTTACTTTCGACCTTTTGGAATTTGCCACCTACGACCGTCATTTTGCTTTGCCAGTCGCCACCTAATCCATCGCCTGAATGAGCAAGTTTTATGATTTTGTACTCACCGTTAAAGTACTCGATGATTGACTCAACTTTCACCAGTCCACCAATCTGTAAAGCTGGATTAAGCAAGCAGGTTATTTCTAACCCGTCATCGGTCTGCTCTGGTGCATTAATCATTCCAGTTTCCTGGGAAATCACGACAGCCTCATCATTTAGCACCTTGTCTTTAGGCAGGAACACTAAAGAGCCGTCCTGAATTGACCAGTCGGCCTTATTGTTGCGTGCAATTTTGGTGAGAATATCTCGACTATTACCGTTTAATACTCTGCCACGTGGCAATTTTCGCTGATTAGGAATATCCATCGCTCCAGTTTGAACTTTTGGCATTGTCTTTTGTATTTCTTCGATAATTTGCTTATCAGTCGCTCCAGCTTTAAGTGTTGTCTTGGCTCTTGACTGTGTATAGGCTACGTGCCCGTCAGAACACTCAAGCGTTAAAACAAAGTCTAAACCGTCTCGCTGAATTCTAACTTTTGTAATGTCGCCTGAATAAATCTGTCTTAGTTCGTTATAACCTACTGATAAGGCTACTTTCTTGTAATCTTGGCTTAATAATTGGTTGATATGGTCTCGGTTTAAGTTCCAAACTTGGATTTTTGCTGGATTTGGCTTTTCATTGATTGTTTTATCAATCTCAAATGCCACCCTTAACTGTGTGATACTTAGCGTTTCTTGTTCGTTGCTAATATCTAATTTCCATTGTCTGCCGAACTGTTTCATCATTTAGCCCCGATATACAGAAAGCATCTAGTGCCTAAGTCATCCGCTGTCATCACATCCAAATCCGCACTGCTCTCATCTTCCATATAGAAGAAGTAAGGCTGAACAGAACGCAACAGAATAGGCACTCCGCAAGCTAATGCCTGACCTTGACATATTTGTCGCTGAGTGACTGGTTCGTAAACATCCATCACCCAGAAATTGCCTACACTATTAAATCTCAGTGTTAAACGTATTTTCCGACCGTTAAATTCAAATGTCTGCTCTTGGTATGGCGACTGTGTAACTGGTATTCTTTGCATCTGTGCCACCTATGAGATGATATTTTTCAAAGCAGACGTTTTTCTTGGCTCGGCATTAGCTGGTCTTGTTGTGCCTTGCTGTGTTTTCGATGCGGATTGAACCGCAGCACGACCGCTTTTTGTTTTGCCAATGGTAGAGGTTTTATTTCCACCTTTACCATTTGAACTTCCGCTAGATTGCGAGCTTTGAGTGGTTTGAGTGCTTACGATAAAGATTTCTCTTGCGGTTATCGTAAAGGTTGCACTTCCATCTTGCGATTGATTGACCGAGATAGACTGAATCATCATATCTTTGTATAGATGAATTCCTGTTTGTATCTCGATTGTTTCGCCTGATTTTTGGCAAGCGATTAAATCCGCATAACATTTCTGCACTCTACTGTCGCCTACTCCGCTATCTAACAAGCCGCCAAGTCCAAAGTCTGGCAAAAAAGGTGCAATTGCTCGCACCTGATTTACTACGCCTTTTACTTGACTGTAAACTCCAGCCGCTTGACTAATAACTCGCCCAGCTCTTGCGATTGTTTGAGATGTTTGAGTTATTACAGGAACAGGGAATGGAAAGTTATTTAGAAAATCAACCACGCCACGGATATTACCAATGTAAGGTGAGTTAATGCCGAACGTTCCGTGGTCATGGTCAACCATAATTCCGTTAATCGTGACTTGTTTTGGTTGAACTACAGCATGGTCGGCTATTGCTGCTCCAGACTCGATTGGATTTTCTGTGATTGAAAGGTCAGATTGGTGATCTTCCGTTGTAACCACATCAAACGTTATCGTGCCTATGCTTCTGCTTGATACTTGAGCAAAATTAAACATGCTTTACTATCCTATAACTGGTGAAAGTTGGTTATTGATTGCTCGTGCTGATTGGTCTGCTACAGCCTTAGGATTATCTACGCCTTGAATATGCTGTGTAATGGTGATTTTATTGTTGCTATTCTTAACACTATTGTCAGAGTTAGAAGTGCCTCCAACACCACCAGCAGAAACTTCGGAGGCTTTCGCATATACACCAGCGTTTAAGGCTAAATCTGCCACGCCTAACCCAGCTTGTCTCACGCCTTGAGTAGATACATTGGCTTGAATATTAATTGGCTCACCGCCAATCTTAGCTACAATACTGTTCCATAAATCAATAGCCCAGCCAAACGCAGCCTTAAACTTGTCAATAATGGTTTGTTTAACGCTTTCAAAGACTTTTTTAAGATTATCTATACTGAACGTTGCAGTAAAGGCATTCCATTTACTTGTTACCCAAGCGATAGCATCGCCCCATTTTTCCTTAATCCAGCCTGAAAGCTCGCCCCATTTATCTTCAATCCACTGCAACCCGTCAGCACATGACTGATAGAAGTCGGCAAATTCAGCATCACCACCTTGTAACCATGTAATAAAGTCATCAAGAATTAGGATTAATCCAGCTATTGCGGCAATCGCTAAGGTAATCGGATTTGTCGCAAAGGCTAGTAACATTCTGCGGCTAAACCATAGCAATAAACCGCCTAGAGCAATAATTACCGCTTTCCAGCCTACCGTGCTTTCAATGATGTTATCTATCGCACCTGCTAATTCAAACAAGAACGAGAACACTCGACCGAGTCCATTTAAAATAGCTTTGATGAAGTTGTTATTCTCGGTGAACCATTTTGTAAAGCGTTCAGCTAATCGCTGTATTGACGGTGATATACGTAAAGAAACATATTCACCGATAGCAATAAACACTTGAGAAACTTGCGTTAAAGCATCTTTAAATGCCGCCGCTTTCTCTGCATTTTCTGCGTTACCAACACCAAGTGTTAAGGCTTCTGCTAGAGCAATCTGTTCAGCTAACTCATCGTTACCTAATCGGAGCGTTTGAATCATTGAGCCATCAATGCCTAACTTCGCAAGCATTGCTATTTGCTCTTGGTCGCTCATCTGTTGCATTTTTTCGGATATCTCACCGAATAGCTCGCTAGATGATTTTATTTCGCCATTGGCTTTCTTAGCGCTTAATCCGTACTGCTCAAAAGTCTTAGCTCCACGACCAATTCCAGCAGCGGCCTCACCGATTGTGCGAGATAATCCCTCGATTGATGATTGAGCTGCTTGAGCAGATGAACCATTTACTTCTGCGACCTTGCCTAATAGATAGATTTTATCTGCCGCTTCGCCTGTAACGTTAGATAGCTGTTTAATCTCGTCTAACGCATCAAGGTTTCCATCTACAAAGTTTTTAACGCCTACAGTTGCACCATAGAAAGCAGCACCAAGCGCCACTACCGCAAGCGTAGTTTTGTTAATGACTACGCCAAGTGACTCAAATTTTTTAGCTAAGCCATCAGCACCAAACTTCGTGGCCCAAAGATTATCAATATTGCCTTTTAGGTTATCAACCGCATCAGCACCATCTTTAACTGCATCAGTATTAACCGTGCTTTCAATGGATTTAGATAGCTCGCCAAGCCCCTCAACCGCACTTTCAGTACCACTTCCAACCGTATCAAGGAATTGTTCAAACTCTTGCATCGCTTGGCTATCGGTCTCAAGCCCGACTTTTATCAGTAACTCATCTAATAGCATCTTTGCTTTGCTCCATTTGATTTAATTCCACTATTACCTCGTGGAAAGAAAGAAGATCTGCTATTGAATAAACAGATCTTAATTCGTGCAATGTACAGAACCTTTTTACTATTGGCGTAAAAATAAACCAATCAACTCTATTTTCTGATTGACTTTCTACGCCTTGAGTTTGCCCTGAATATTGGCTAGCAATCCACCCCCACCGATAAAAAAATCAGCGAATTGATAGGTTAATCCCTCTTTTAATACAGTGATTAGATGACCACGATGCTTATTGAAATGACTGTCAAAGCGTTCTGATAAACGGTATTTTTGACCGTCTTGTTCGCAAGCTGTGTGAGTTAATACGATATTTTCTAACTCTTTCACACTTGGCTCGCCTAAATTAGCTAATACAGTCGTTAAAATGCCTGCACCTAGCTTTTTGCTATCGCCTAGAGCTGACAAATCAACTGATTGAAGTAACTTCATTGCATTTTTTAACGCAGTCCACGCAGCCATTGCGTTAGCTGGTGTCATTGTGTAAGTCACATCTTCGATAGTGAATTGCTTAACCTGTTCCATTATTCAACGCCTTTTTCTAAGTTCATTGTCATCTGTTCAAAAACAATCGTCCATGTTTCGGCATTGTGACCGTTACCACGAACATATTGTGCTGGAGTGGTAAAATATCCTTTACTTGCTGTCACTACATCATCGTTAATTAGGTCACGAATGGATAAAGTGATAGGTAAGAATGTTTTAATGCTTGATTTTTGCTGATTAAACAGCTTGGATAAGTAAGCGTTGTCAGCCGAATGTTGTTTAATTTTAAGCGTTAGTTTGCCTGAATTATCTGGATTAGCGATGAATACGCCTGTACCGTTCGCACCGATAACCAACTGACCAGCATCAACTTGATTTGCTGCACTGATTACATCTGAACCGTCAGCCCAATCAGAGATTTCTTTACCGTCAAGAAGTACCACTACTTGTTTTGGATCGAAAACTGCCATTTATATTTCCTCTTAAAAGAAAAGGCTGGATTATCCAGCCCTATTAATTATCGGTTGTAGTTCACAATCACATCGCTTGAATGGATTGCTCCAGCTAACTTAACAGCTACCTGAATTGGTGTCGCTCTACGTTGCTCACGGTCGCTATCTGAAAGCGTATCCATTGGAGCTGCCCAAATGTAATAGCCTTTCTCTAGGTAGTCATCTGTTTTTAAATTACCGAAACTATCACCAGTCCATTTGCCAGGAGCAAAAGCACCGTTATTAACACCCTCTAAACAAACTTTTTCAACCGCAGAGATTAGAATTGCTTGACCCTTGTCAGTTAAAGGAATTTTAGTCGGTGATTTGTATAAGCGAGCAAACACTTCTTTCTGTACTGCATCTTTAAACCAGTCAAGGATAACGATTTCATCAGCAAACTTTCCACCGATTACAGTACCCTCAGCAATCATTGCTGCATCGTCAAAGTAAGTGTAAACGTTAATACCTAATCGTTTTGCTTTTGCGAATTCTGTCGCAGTGATTTCATCCGCTGTGATTGTTGGTTGCTGTTTAAACTTAAGTGTAAGCGTTGAGTTATTAGCTGCAAAGTTTACAGATAATAAACGAGCCAACGCAGAAGATGCTGGGTATAAATCATTTTTGTCGAAGATTGCTAAAGTATGGTCTAATTGAGCATCGTATAGTTTTTTAAATACGTTAGATGCTGACCATTCAATATGCTCTGATTTGATTACGCTAGCACCGAATAGCTTGTCGTTTGCTTGAGCGTATTTAGCAGCCGCCTCGATTTGAGAATCAGTTAATTGTGCTGCGAAAGTGAAACCGTACCAGCCATTTTCTACTTCTGAAACATTGAATAATGCTTCTTCTACTTTCTCGGCTTTAACTTGAACCTGATTTTTACCAATTACTCGTGTTGCTTGACCATCTTCTAGTTTTAATAAACCGCCAATATAATCACTTGCACCACTTTCTTTTGTTGCGTAGTAGATTAATGTTTCAGCGTTTTCACCTGCTACACTAGCAGAGATAATGAAACGATTACCGGTTTCATCATAAGTAACGTCAGCAGCGACTTGCAACGTGGTTAATTTCTCTTTGATTTTAGTCGCCACAGCATTAAAGTCAGCAGAGCGAGAGAAATTTAAACCATCTACAACCTTAACGCTTGATCCGACTGTAATAGCAAATCGACCATTGGTAACTGATTTAAAAGTCTCTAAATCATCTGATAATGTTGCACCACGTAAGGCGTTTTTAGTTGCCTCAATGGTTGCTTGTTCTTTCTGCCAACGTGCAATGATTAATTGTTTCGCACGTGGACTTTGAGCAAAGAACGGTTGAGCCGCTTTTGCTGTTTCTGAGTTTGTACCAAAGAGAGCTTCAACATCTTTTTGACTTTCAACATACACATAACGTGTAGTCGCATCATTAAATGCTTGGCCTGCCTCTGGTGTGAAAAGTGCAACTGTACCGAAAGATTTGCGAGCAGCAGACTTCGGAACTGTGTTTAATTGCACGTTTACAATATTAGAGATTGATAATGCCATTTGGCTTATGCTCCTATATCTTGTGATTTATTATTCGTCCGTTGCTCAACTCTCTCAATCGGATCTAACGGAGTATCTACAATGTGATGATGACTAAATACAACATCAAATTGTCCGCGCTCTTCATAATCCGCTCCAACCGTGGCGGTTAGGTTGCGAACATCAGAAAAACGGATAACGCCCCAATGGTTTGATTTAAGAAAGGAAAGAAACGCTGAACTTTGGAAAATAGCTTTTAATTTGTAGCTTTGAGCGAGTGAATTGCGGCCAAAACAAGAAACGCTTACCGTGCTTTGCATTGACTGTCTAATACGCTCTCGTTTACCGTCAAATTCTCGTGTCGCCTGCCCGATTTCGTTGGTATTTAATACATCCATCGTAATAAATGCAGGCAGGGGATTTTCTGGCAACCAGCCACCGATTACAGCCTCTTTAGGTAACTTCAAAGCCTCTTGAATCCACTTTCGCAGTTTGGCTATGTCGAATGCCGATATTGTTGTAGTATCCATAGTCTTTCCAATTACCCACTGTTTTGATTTTGTAAGTTTCACCAAGATAATCTACTAAATCACCTATCTTTAAAGGCTTTGCAGTGTAGATTTTAATGCTTGGCAGAAACCGCTCACCCTCTGGCAAGAATTGAACATCGTTAGGCGATGTTGGCATCACTATTGCAGTGATTTTTTCTTCAATATACTTCGCTTTATAGTCAATAGCTGAATGTTCGCCTTGTAGATGTTTTACGACTACTTTCTGGCTGAATTTGCTATTTAAAAAGCGAGGGAATTGATTAATTAAGCTCATTTGACTATACCTTTTACAGATTGCCGCAGTTTACCTGTATCAATAAGCGGCTTGCTTGATTTCTTGCGTTTAATTGTGCTTGGTGCGTTTGCAGTCCATTTCCCATTAACAATATTCTGCTGGACGTCACCTTGAGCAATTAAAGCGATTTGTTCATAGATTTGGTCTATTGAAACACCGCTTTCAAACAGTTTTACAAATAACGCTGTGTATTTCTCTTGATTTTCCGCTAATGTTTGACGAAGAAACGGACGAGACGGGATATTTTCATTCCCGAACTCTAACACCGCAGCTAGAGAGGCCAGATTGAAGTTATCAGAACCCTCTACTTGCTCATTAAACTCAGCAGGAAAACCAACATACACAGCCTTTTCGCCACTTGCTTTTAGTTGCTCGATAAGCTGTTTGAATTTCGCAAGATTACCTGTAACTTGAGCAGTCATTAAGCCACCATCACACCTATCCCAACGAGTTTGCGTAAGCGTAAATACTCTTGACCGTATGCAGTTAATTGATAATCTGCATCTGTACCAGTGATTGTCGGTGCAGCATAGCCGACAGAAAGCTCCCCTGCCGACTCGCTCGCTACATTGCGATTTGCCCCACCGTTACCCTCTGTTGCCCAAAGAGAAAGACGAAGCAAATGAGCAGCCAATGCCAACACTCCACGCTCGAAAAGTCGCCCCCATCGTGCTTGGCTGATTTCTTGCTGTGCATCCAATAAAAAAAGGTCAATGCGGAAACCATCGACCTCTTTAAATTCTGGATAACGTTCACGAAAATCGTCTATTGTTGGCATTTATTCCTCCTAGTAATCTACATAAAGAGCAGATTCTGGCTCGATAAAGGTTACGCCACCGAATGCCATGCGTAAGCCTGACTCGTAAGCTAATAAGCCTTTTTCTTTTGCTTCCAACACAGTTGGAGTCATTGGCACATCAAAAATCACGTGTTCTTTACTATTTACATAAACAATCGCACGGTTTTTACCATCAGTTACTCGAGAACCGAAGTTAGACGGTAATGCTTTGATTGCAACTTCACGGCCAGCTGCTGCGGATAAGCTCTTAGTTAAGAACTCTAACGCTGTTGTGTCAGTGTTAGCACGTTGTGTTAATGCTAAATGAGCTAAATCCAACGCATCAATAGCGAAAGTATTTGGTGCTTCAATGCGTTTGGTTTTTTCTAAACCAGCTAAGAACATTTCTTTAAAGAACGCCACAGCTTTGTCGAAGTCCATTTCTTGAACTTTGGTATTTTTTGCTGCACCTTTTAAGGTGTGAACTGAAACATCTTTTGAGTTTAATAAACCAGTTAATCTGCCATCTTTCGCATGGCCTAAGAAAGCCACTTTTTGTAAAGTTTGTTGAGCGTTTTTGTTTAACGCCATGATTTTCGCTGTATCAAGGTTTAAGCCTAATAATTTGCCTTGTTCAAGCTCTGGTTTAGTCCATGTAACAGATTTAGCCCACGGCACAATGTAAGAGCGTTTTGGAGTAAAACCAACTTCTACTTGATCTAAAGTGCTAGTACCAGTAGTGATTAAGCCATCATCTAAAGAACCGTGTTCATCTGCACCGTAGTGAAGTTTTTCTGTGATGCCGACCGCTGTTTGTTGGTCAACATATACGAATTGTGGGAACACAATTTCAGGATATTTGGTTTCTGCGATTTCTTTGCCAACAGCAGTTAAACCGTTTTGTACGTAAGTTAATAAAGACATCTATTTAGCCCCTTATAATTTAGAAATTAATGCTAATTGACCTTTAACATCAATTACAATGTATGTGGTTTCGATTCCATTGGCATCTGCTTCGCCTTGAATTGCACCAACTTTACCATCACCACCGTTTGTTAATACATAGACTTTCTGACCACGTGTGACGGTTTTACCAGTTGCAACGTTTACCCACACTGCATCACCTGCTGCAATATGCATTACATCGCACAATTCACCCTCATTCCATTCATCACGGATAGTGCTTGCAAATACTACGCCAGCCAATACATCAGTCTTAGCTGCTAATGCTTTCACGCCACCAGTAGGATTCAATGCCACAAAATCACCAGCTTTTACTTTGCCAGTTACTTTCTCTGCACTTGTTTTTGCACTCGCAAAGTTGCCTTTGCCTAATTCGCCAGCTTTTGCTGGAGTTTGTTCGTAAGCGTAACCCATTATTTATTACCCCTATTGATTGTAAGTTTTGTTGAAGTCTAATTTAGGTGCGGTTTCAGTTTTCGCATCACCTAATAAGATATTGCCTAAAGATTTGCGTTCGTCCGCTAATTTAGCAGTAACCGCTTTAGCTACTTGATACGCACCAGAAATTTCAGCATCAGATAATTTAGCCGCAGCATCTTTTGTGAAGATACCTTGAGCAACAATCACGCTCTCTTGGATTTCACGAACGCTTGCTTTATCTGCGAATTTCACATCTTTGAATACAGATTGTGCATCAGCTAACATTGCCGCTTGTGCTAGTTCTGCATCACGTTTTGCCTGTGCATCTTTCAATGCTTGAATTTCTGCATCTTTGGCTTTAAGTTGTTTTTCAAACTCTTCTTTGTTCACTTCTTCTTCCTTTTTATCTTCGGGTTCAGATTGTTTTTCTTTTGGCTCAGTTGGTTTTTCAGCTTTTGTTGCTTTTTCACCCTCTTTGCCAGTTTCTTCATCTTCTTCGATTTGTTTTTTCTGCTCATCGGACAATTTGATGCCGAATGCACCTAAAAACGCATCGAGGAATTTAGCGGTTTTTCCCATAACGGTTCTTTCCTCATCGGCAAGTTTTACAGTTCCACCGCAGCGACCCTTTGCCACAATCGCCACGTGGTTTCCGATCATCGGAGACATCTCAAAATCTGCATCTTTAACGCTTGACTGAATAATATTGCAGTCATAACCGCAAGATAGCTGCTCTACACCGTGTTCTTGTACGGTTTTAATGGCTTGCTCGTCATAAATCCAAGCCTCAGCGGTTAGCTCATCACCTACTCGCTTAACGTTGCGCACAACCCCAACTGATAGCTCTTTCCAGTTTTTAGCGTTTACACCTTGCTCTGGGTGTCCGATTGTGAGCGTTGCATTCTCAAAGCTATCAATGGTCTCATTAGAAAATAGTGATTTTTCTGTCCGTGCGACCTTTTTAATTCCGTCCTCTTTTAAACCTAATTCAGAGGCTAGATAATCAAAAACACCAACTTTTGAAATTGTCGCAGGCACCACTAAAAAGCCGTCTTTCGTGATAATCCGCTGTGTTTTTGCTTGAGTTGTTTTGTCTGTAAATTGCATTTATTTACCCCAATAAAAAACCCGACCATTTCTGATCGGGTTGTCTTTTTTAATACAGTCTAGCCTTTCAAACTTTTAACTAAAACTTCATTTTCTTTGTCAAAGATAGCTTTCTGCTCTTTTGTTAGCTTGGATGGATAGTCCTGCCAGAAGTTAAATTCTTTCTTTTTATCAAATGAAAAAATTATCTCACCAACAGATTCAGTGTCTGATTTCCACCATACCGCATCCGTTTCTTCATGTTTAAACCAAAGTATCATCTTTCGCTACCCCATGAACCTTTCTTTTGTTTATCCTTTGAGGTGTTAATATAACCAAGAGCCTCTTTTAAGTCGGTTTTCCTAGTTTTAAAACTATCAACCTCGGCAATCGTCACCTTGCTTAAAAAACCATACTTATCCGCTGATAATCTACACCCAAATCGTTTTTGCAGTGTCTTAATGATGGTTCCGTATTTATTAAATGGCATCCAACCATTTTTCACGGATGACTGCATTTCTAAATACTCAAGTCCATTATCGGTTCTTCTAACTATCGCAGCGTGCGTGCCTGTGCTTAAATAATACTCCTTATTTAATGGCAAACCAATCAAAATATCTGCTGTCCCTTTAGCCTCTTTAGCCACCTCATGAACTTCCATTTTTATACCTGGAGCGGACAGTAATTTTCTTGTGTGAGGATTTCTACTAAAAAACTCTCGGCTCTTTCCGCCTCTATAATCCGTAACATCAAGCCCGCACCTATTACCTATGTATGATAATGCGAGCGAGACGCAAGAACCTTGTGTCATATCGCCACCAGATAACTTATCAATTATCTCGTCAAACGTCAGCTCTCTCTGCAATTCGCCAACTGGATTATGCTCAACTTCAAGAACTTTCAATTTATCCATAACCTCAATTGTGCTTTGAGCTAATGGAGCTTGTTCTTCGGCAGTTTCTTTCTGTGTTAATTCAGATTCAGTCTCTGTTTTCTTCGGATTAGTCAAAACATCACCAAGATAAGGAATGGCAACACATCTACAATTAAAATCGTGTCCAGGGTTACCAGTATCAGCGGGAGGATTGGTATATTCGAATATCTTCCCATCCTTTTCAGCATGGCTTGCACGCACACGCTCATCACCCGATGTTGACCACATATATTTTTTTATGCCCACTTCCTCATGGCGTGCTCGAGTTAATGCTGCATTTAATTTTGATGACTGGTCTCTAGCAATAAGCATTGCACGACTTTCTGCATCTTTCCCTAGTTTTTTGAGTTGTTCACCTAAGTCTTTATTCAATGCCCCCTGAACCATCGCTTGCATGACGGCATTTTGCACCTTATCAAGATATTGCGTGCGAATAGATTTGATTAATTGGATGTTACTTACCGTTAATTCGTTTACCCTTTCTACAACATTTGGATTATTGCGTAAATAGGCGGATAAATCGATGCCAGTCTGATTTTTTAGATTGGTTGATACTTCAGCATGGTTTTGTGCATCACCTCGATTAACAAAGCCATTAGCGATATTTTCGGCCTGTGAAATGCGGTCTGATTTCTCGTACTTCTCTAATACTTTCATCAGCGCTTTTGCACTAATAGCCTGAAATCCTTTCGCATCATCCATAAAAAAAGAGCCTTGCGGTTGTTGCAGGGCTCTTTCTACATCATCGGTCATCGTTTTGACGAAATGCTTAAGCTGTTGTCTATACCATAGCTCTGTTCTCTTGCTCATTTTCACTGGCTTGAACTTGCGTACTTTCGCCTTTTGGTTCTTCAAAATTTCTGGCAAGTTCATCAGCATTTTTAATTTCCTCAATGTCACCTTCAGAGATATTGGCAAATAGTCCGTTTTCTCGTAATTCATTCGCTACTTGTTGCTCTGTTACGATACCGTTCTGGATTAGCGTATTGGTTGCTGTGGCGAACGTGTTCAGCATATTGATTTGCTGTTCTTGCTTAACAACGGTCAATGGTAAAAACTCAAACCACCAATCATCAGGCTGGGCGCCAAATAGCTCGCTACAAATTAGAGTATCAATTACCTCTAAAACAGGTCGCAATCTCGCTTCTTGCAATCGGTGAATTGATTCGTGGTAATTTTGAATATCTTCATCGCCACTTGCCAAACCAGAAACTGATTGACCGAATAAGATAGTAACTGGCATGTCTGCCGCACCAGCTACTGCATTACGAAACTCCGTGATAAGGTCTTTTAATCCGCCAAACGAGAGTTCTTTGCGGTCGTACTCGTTTTCTTTATCAAGAAGTAAGCTATTAGTTGATGACTTAATCGCCTGAACCGCACCGATTATGTTCGCTACTTCATTTTCGAAACCACTTGCAATCTTGTCGGTTAATCCCTCAATCTTGAAAATATCTATCTTGCTTTCAAAGATAAGGTCTCCGACGTTAGCAGAGGCAATATCAAAGCGTTTCAACGCATCGATAATTTTTTCTAGGTCAGAAATACCCCAGATACTATTATCAGATAACGGAGCATCGTTAGCGTTCATAATCAATAATCTTGAATGATGAACGGTTAATGGCTCTTTATCGCTATTGATTGAATAGGCTGTGTATTTACCGAAATTAGAATCGGTTAAATCTGTCTCTCTTTCGCCAGTTGCGCTGATTTTCCACTTAGGTAATATAATTAATCGTTTTAACTTTTCCGTTGGTCGTAATGGCGTATTTAAGTTCGTTGCATCGGTAACAACCAATAAACCAACCGAGCCATAAAGACTTGACCACTGCAAGGCTTTCGTTAGCGTTTCACGAAGTTTAATTCTTCGCTCGTATTTGGTAAAAGCATCTAACTTTTCCGAATTAAGATCATTAGAGAATACATCACGCCACGCCCTTGTCATATCTTCTGGGCGTTTGATACAGATTTTATTAGCGATCCAATTTTCACGCCATAAAGCCTCTAATTCCTCACGCTTCTCAGTTAGCATTGAGCTGGCAACATAATTTGTCTGCTCTTGCTTTAATCCGAGCTTTAACGCTAGAGATGCTATCCCGTCAAATAATTTCATATCTATAAATCCAATAATGATTTTGGTTTTGTTGGTGCGTAACACATCACTAACGCATCAGCCATATTTGGTGACGGTATGCCACGTTTTCGCATATCCTTTTTACTTTCGACTTTAACTCGTCCATTATTGTCGTAATCAACTCTAGGGCGAGATAATTCAGCCTTAAGATATTCAAGCTCTTTAATGCCGCTTGATAGGCTTATTAATTCGTCATCAGGATAAACATCACCGTGCTTGATTGCTCGATAGGTTTTGTAAAATCTATCTCTTAACGACCACCAAGATTGAGCCTTGATATTCGAGAACATATCTTGGTTCTTTTTACCTTTGATATATTCACGTTCTGGATAGGCCACGGAACCACCAGCGTTAAATCCCTCAACTTGAATGGTTTTAGGTAAACGTTTGAAGTGAGCTTTTACACCAGCACCAACCCCGATGCTATCGAAAATGATTAAATCAGCACCGAAATTAACCGCACTTTGATTTGTTCTATTGGCTGAATCAATAACATCGCCATTTTTCCAAACATCAACATCAAGAACGACCGAACCGTGTACAAATGCGTTAGCGTTACTATCCACACCCTCATCTGCCACATCAAAGCCGACTTTTTTCAAGCCTTTACCAGTGAAACCAAGTTTAATATGAGCATCTACTGCTGCATCAATCCATACAGGCTTAATAATCGCCATATCCGAATCAGCTACTGGCTCACCCTCGTAAACGTGTCTGTAAAGTTCGTAATCACGTTCTCGCATTTGCTCCATATCTTCCATTAACTCTTTCGGAAAATACGGATTATCTTGCCAATTAACCAACACAGAAGAACATCTTTCTGGAGGATTAATCACAAATCGTTGATAAGTGTCGTCTAGAATGTTTTTAGGGTTAAAGCTCACAATAATCTGTGATTTATCTTCTCGAATAGTCGGAATTAACACATCCCAACTTTCTTTTGATACGTTTTCACCCTCTTCCACCCAAACAACATCAATGCCTGTCATTGATTTAATTGAAGTGATATTTGTTTTAAGCCCTGCGAATGTAAATCTTGAACCATTTTGACCGATGATTTGAGTTTTCTGCACCTCAAAGAAGTTTTGCAGCTCTAACCTTTCTATCTGGTCAATCAACATCTGAATAACGGAATCAGATATAGATTTTTGAATTTCACGACAACAAAGTACTCGTGTAGGATTATGGTAAGCTCTAATAATTAACGCTCTCGCTATATTAAAACTCTTACCTGAACCACGGCCACCATAGAAGATAATGAAACGCCATATATCTTCAAATAATGCTCTAAACTTTGTCGGAAATTTAATATCAAGGCTCATCGCTAAATGTCACATTGATTACTGTTGGAAGTGGTTTGTCGCCAGAGGTTACATCTAACTTGTCTTTAAACATCCCTAAGTGTTTACCAAGCAATTCTAAGGCTTTATTTGCACTTGTTGGCTCGAATACAAAGACAGGATTATCTACCGCTTTAACATCCCCCTCTTGAGCGTTTTTGATGACTTCTGTTGTCATGACAGATTTACGCCCCATGCAAATATCACGAACTTCTTGTAGGTCTGCGATAATTTTATCGACTGTAATGTTATGGCGTTGTCTATGCTCTCGCTGTAATTCTTCCACCCTTGCGGCAATCTTGCAGTTAGTCAGCATTCTTGCAGCAACTTCATTAACCGTCTTAGATGCCATTTTTGAGCAGTCATAACTCTGACGGTATGCTTCGCTTGCATTGCCAAGCTCAATGTAAAGCTGACAAAACTTTTCTTGCTTAGGGGTTAATTTCACCACGCCTTTAGACGTGGATTTCTCTTTCACGTCTGACATAGGGAAATCCTTTGTATTTTTTTAGTTTAGGTTAATCACTTCTACTACATCTAACTGACTTTCATCGTCAGCATAGAATGTACCGTTGGCATTATGCCAGTGACTAAATGGCGGTTCTTCTGTTTCAGTCTTTTCAACCAATAACCATTTACCGAATTGTGTTTCATAAACTACATCACATAATGTTCCGTTACGAAGTTTTACAATGTTTCCAATTTCCATTATTTACCTGCCTTGCTATTCTCTATCCACTTGTTAATGTTCGTGATTTGACTGGCACACATATCACGTTCGCCTTGCACTATGATTAAATGTTCTACCGCCTCGCCGTATGTGCTGCCAGTGAATGGAGTTTTAACACAAGGCGTTAGAAATGCCTGAGGCGGATAGATATATTCCGTCTTGGTTGTTACCTTGTTAGTGCAACCGCTCAATAGCATCGTCATAGATGCGAGTGTTATAACAAGGCTGTGATTTAATAATCTTTCTGACAACTTGCACTTTGTCTTGGCTTGCTTGTTTGATTTCATCATGGATTACTCTCTGTTGTTCTACCGCTTGGCGTTCTACTTCAATCGTATCTTTTAGCGATTGATTAACCTTTTCTTGTTCTGCGATAAGATTAGCCTGTGTTTGGTTTTCGGCCTTTAAGTCATTTATTGTTCCGTGTTGAAACCAAATCCAACCGCACAGGCTAACTGTTACCGCTAGAAAAATCAGTATCAGCTTATTAACCATTCTAGCCACCATTAAGAAATCATTAGCTCACGGAATAATCGGCAGCGACCATCAATACCGTTAGTTCCACCATTAATTCTTAGTGTTACTTTTTGAACTGAATCAATAGATGCTAGGTCATTGAATATCCAGTACCACACAGCAGTCATTACAGCTAAATCTAAGTTACTTGAGACTTCTTTTGGATTAATTGTATCGCCTAGCCATTGAGCGAATTTGATGTAATTAGTTTTGCCAGTGATTTGAATTAATCCACGACCACGATAATTCCAGCCGTCCATCGTTTCTTCTGGCCCGTTACCCATTCGATTGGCATATACTCGGCTTGCAATCTTTTCTGCTTTACGCTCATACTGACGAGCGATGTTAGGGTTAGGAAAATACTTACGGAAAACTTTCATCAATCCATCGGCTGAATAATTTAGATTTTCGCTTAATGTGGTGAATCCACCTGTTTCGTGTCCGCACTGAGCAAGAAACATCGCTTGCTGTTGTTTATTAAAACAGCCTGCCAACTCAATATGTTTATCAATCGCTTGATACATCCCATTGATTGCTCTCGGGAACACTCTGTTAAAAGTTTCTTCTGAAATTAGCATTTCTATCGACCTTTACTCTTTCCATCATTTCGACCTTTACCGCTATGACGGTCGCCATTATCTTTCTCAAAGCCTAACGACTGATATTCACTGTGAGCGTCCTGCTCGATTTCGTGTTCATAGTCATTCACTAGGTTTTTGATTTGTGTAATTCGACTGTTACAGATTTTTAATTGGTCAGTTACCTTTACAGCGTAAACAGCAACATCAGAAGATTTTTCACCATTTAATGTTGGTTTCGGACAAGTCACTAAAAGATTGTCTGGAATGGTTACTCGGATAATCTTAATCTTCTCAACCGGCTTACTCGGATTTAAGCAGCCTGTCGATAACAGCACGACTAACACCATCGCTACGAACACATTTACTTGAAAGAACAATCTTACTAATCCCATCCAGCTTATCTTCATTTCGCTTACGCTCCTTTGCTTGTTCTTTAAGCAAGAATTCAATTCTGTCATTTCTGTCGCTTACCATATCCCGAAGAGCATCAATCCGCTTTGTTCGCTCATCTGCTAACTGTACTGTCTGGTCGTACTTATCCTGTAACAACTCCAAACTCTTATTCTGTGTGAAGATTTGAATTGATAGCCCGATACAGCCTGCAAATAAGAAACAGGCGAATACTCTATCGAGTGCAATTCCTAATCTTGCGGCTCTTTCTCTACCCATTTCGCTTACTCCTTGGCTCTACATCATCGTCTTGCTCTTCTGTGCCATTGATTAAAATATCTTCATCATTGTCATTGAGTGGTGCATCTTCATCGTAACGAAGTGAGCGTTTTTTGCTTGTTTCTCTTTCAATGTCTTTCATTGAGTAGTTAGGGTTTAAATCATCAACCGAACCACCAATTTGACGGAAGAAAACTCTAAGCAATCCCCATAAAGCAGGAACGCCAAAATACCCAAACGCTCCAGCGATTGAGATAATCATTAAAGTGTCGATACTTTGAGACATTAAGAAAAACGCTACAACCATTCCACTGAAAGCCCCTACTAGAAAGCTAGAGACTACGGAAGATATTTTTACAGGCGAGCCTGCTGATTGTGTTGCGGTGATATACTTAACCACACCGCCTAAACCTGAAAATGCGAGAGAAATAACCGTTGCTATGATGTCTATGCCATTGTTAGGCGATCCATTATCTTGCATTGGTTACTCATTGAATTTTGTGCAATAAAAAACCCCGACCGCTTTCGCAATCGAGGCTATATTAAATTTATTTCGGTGTTCACTACTTACACTACGGCCACCGTATATGATTATGATAGGAC